TAAGTTCTAATAAAATTTTCATTCATAATATTTAAGGGGACCTAGGCCCCCTTTGTTATTGTTGCTATCGCGCTACAACCATCTAGTTTAATGTCTAATGGCAAAGACATTGTTATTTAGAGAGTTAGCGAGATGCCAGAATCACCAAAACTAATTGTATCTGATGCATAAGAAAGACCACCCAGTCCAACATCACCAACAGGTTGTGCTGCACCGAAAGGATACTCACCTACATCACTAGTGAATGTAATGTTATCAGTTCCCAGGGTAGTTTTTTGATCTGTTGTCTCGGCAATACAACGAAGACCGAGATAGTGTCGCCACAGTTCACACAAAGTATTTTGTGGAACGTTATCATAGAGTGCCTGAATTACGGCGTCTCGTGCTGCAAGTTCAGCAGCGGAATACTTAGTAGTCATAATTTATGCAGTGATGCAGTCGCGAATGTAACATGGGACACCTTCGGGATCCAACCATTTAGTATATTCAAAGTCCTCCATGGCGAGGTTTAGTTGCATACCATTGTCACAGAGATACATGTCTTTGTAACGCTTGGTCCATTCATCAAATTTCTGAATACGAAAGTCAGGTTTGCCATTGATCTCAAGCGTACCACACTCAACGTAGCGGTACGGAGAACGTTCAAGGAGGACTGTAGGTGTCATTAGGTAAGATCAGTTGCTAGTTTATCAATAAGGATAGCATAATCCTCGTCCACATCGCCCCAGAATTGGACTCCTTTATCCTCGTAAAATTTAAAAACTTTTTTGAAGATGTTAGGATAATCTGAATCTAGAAATACATCACCAGTTACTGCTTGATTGAGAATATCAAGGACTGGCGCAAACTTTTGCCGTGTTGTCATATCTCTTTAGCGATGTGAACAGATGCCCCTAAGGGCAACTCCCAAGGCTGGATTTGAACCAGCGACCAGCCGATTAACAGTCGGCGGCTCTGCCACTGAGCTACTTGGGAATGCATGCCCTTAATAGGGCAACGGGCAAGGAGGGATTTGAACCCCCGACCAACGCATTAGAAGTGCGATGCTCTATCCACTGAGCTACTTGCCCATTCTATAAGTTCGTTGATACGATTAGTTACCAGAAAGGACTCTTCATCACGAGCTGCAGAAACATGCTCGTGCAGTTGATCTACAAGTGCAGTAATCTCAGCATGAACTAGGTTCAGTTCAAAGTCGTTGTAGAGTTCTTCCTGTGTCATGGTCGTCTCTCGGAACCTCTGTAGTATAGCAGGGTAAGAGTCAGGCGTCAACCACCTTTCTGAAAGTAATCTTTTCGCATGTACCTACCAAGGATGTTGCTGTTGTAGTATGCAGGGGTGCCATCGTCAAATGCCTCCGTAAGTACATTATGCTTGAATAATTGTCGGGTCTCTTCATAGTTGCATTGACCCTTCGTTTTATGTAGGCTTAGTATGTGCCTCGTGAAGTTCAGTTTTCCGAACTTCTTAATGTCATCTTTAAGTTCTGGACAAGATCCGTAATACTTTTTCCAGTCAGATTCCTGCTTTACTTTTCGTTTTTTTCCAGGGGGAGTTCTAAAGGACCAAAAATACTTCCTCCCAACGTACGATTTGTGTGTGGTGACATTGGTAATACAGTAAACAAACCCAAAGTAATCCCCAACATCGCTGCTATCAAAAGCTCGTTCCATGTACATCCAAGGATTTTCATAATTAGATTCACTCATTAGTATCAACCTTCTTGAAATATTTAGAAGGTTGATTTTAATTTAAATTATACTACCTTTCCAGGACGATAGGTGGTATCTTTTAGTACCTCATCTAACAGTCTACCATACTCGTTGTACTGACGATCACCAGCGATGAAACATCTCTGTCTTCTCCATACTGCTTCTGAGATCATCTCCTTTTCTCTAGGAGTAAAATCTGCAAAGCGATCTACATTAGTCATTGTTTGAGTTTCCATTGTAATTAATTAGATACGATACTCATCAAGAATATCTAGTACTTTACTTAGAGCATACTGAGCAGCATCTTGTTCCTTCGGAGAACAGTTACCTAGCATTGATCCCTGGAGAATCTTGGTCTTTAGTTTGTAGACATGCGCTAGCATATCTACCTTAGTCAAAGCTGAGCGTGACATTAGATACTGGCCCAATCGTTATTAAAAATTTCTAAACCTTTGTCTGTAAGAATTGATTTATATAGAGAGTAAAAAGTTGTAACTGGAATAGTACATATATCAGCACCCACTCTAAATGCATGTGATACTTGGCGGGCTTCACGAATAGAAGCTGCCAAAACTTTAGTGTTGACTGAATGTGTTGCGTAGACATCAGAAATCTCCTCAATTAGAGAAATGCCATCCCAATGTTGATCATACACACGACCAACAAAAGGAGACACGTACGTTGCCCCTGCTTTTGAAGCAAGAATTGCTTGAGCAGTAGTGAATATCAATGTGACATTGACTGGTATCTCATTACTTGACAGTTCCTTACATGCCTTAAGTCCCTCGTAAGTACAAGGAACCTTAATAGTAATATTAGATCCTATATCCAAATAACTTTCTGACATTTCCAACATCTCTTCCGCTGTTTCACCAACCACTTCGGCTGAAACAGAAGAATTCCATGGAAGAATATCAGATATTTCTTTGATAACTTCTATTGGATCTCTACCTGATTTCTTCATCAATGTGGGGTTAGTAGTTACCCCATCAATTAATCCAGTTTCATGTAGGCGAGCAATAAGCTCAGCGTCAGAGCAGTCCAAGAACAATTTCATGGCACCTCTGTGCGTAGTTGTCTTATTTAGTATAGCAAGACCTACTACGATAACTAGGTTTATCTTCAAATAAAGACAAAAAAAGAGGGGCATTAAACCCCTCTTTGTATTACGTTCTACTTCATCTATTTGGCGTAGGTCTGACCACGATAACAGAATGTACCATGTGTCTCTTTGTTATCTACACAACGTGTAGTATACTCAACACCACGGTAAGCAGTGTGACTAATCTGTGCATTGTGCAATGCAGATGCCTTATTGATCTGCTTCTTGACCATTTGAAGTGTATTCATTTGTGAACTCCTAAAGTAGTTGGATTTTAATCCGTTCCTTTAGTCGTTTGCGTCCCAATAACATTCAGGATTTGATTCCTTCATGACCTCAACCAATTCAATCTTTGACTCAGTGTCAAGATGTTCGTACTTTCGCATCCGCATTATAATTGCGTCTGTCTGAGCACAGGTGAGGGTTGTATACAGAAGTATATCAAGCATGGGATGAACGCTCCGTTCCGCGACTTACTTGCGTCCCCGAAGGGATGAACGTAGGACCTAGTATAGACCCAGTAATACTATTTATCACTTTTGTGTGTGTCTTTCTTAACATTGTTCTTTTTGCCCTGCTCCCAGAGATACTGTAGTCCTTCATCCATAAGAGGACCTTCATCAAACTCTGACAGGTACTCATCAAATTTATTTTCGGCTTTGATTCTGAACTCTTCGCTCAGAGGACCGTTCTGTTTTAACTCTTCCATCTAAACCAACCCGTAATAATTAGTTTTTCTTGTGTTTCGGAGACAACTCCTTTGTGGCGGTGAGTATAACTTGCGGGAAACAGTACAGTTTTACCTGCAACTGCATCTACTGTTTGATCCTGCCACACAAAGTGGGTGCCGCCTCCATCAGTAACAGTATTTAGATATGTAATAAACGCAACTACTCTATCTTGCTCAGGTCCTAGAGCATCAAAGTGCTCTGCATAAAATCCCTCTCCTGGTTTGTACCACTGGTACTTAGGATGACTATGGAAATCTAGAGGTTCATCAAAAAGATACTTGTCACTATAGTCTTTTATACAATCCATCAAGTGTTCCTGATACTCCACGTCTTTATATGATGAGGAGTATTCAATTTTACTATCAGGAATATCATTGAAAAATAGATCACTACATTTTTTGTAGTCCTCTCTCACTTTATTCTGTCCTACAGTTCCAGGTTTAATTGCTTTACCTGTCGCTTTAACTTCACGGAAGAGACTAACCATTCCAGAAATGATAGACTCTTCACATTCATAAACATTAATCATTTTCTATATGGTAATGGCCAAGTGATGTGCATTCCAAAGCACAGTAATGCAATAAAAGAAAATACAAATATACCACTGATCACAAACTAAACCCTGCAAATGTATTTGCTTCAACGTCCTGCGTGATACCACCGATGACATAGGATTCAATCTCCGTCTCCTGTGGAGCGTTCTGTTGACCCTTAGAGTTCAACCAGTACTCAGTCCATGGCAGTGGGTTGTTCTTTGCTGGAATGTCATACAGAGGATCAAAACCAATCGCTTTCATACGACGGTTAGCAATCCACTCAACGTACATACCAAGTAGTCTCTCATTCAATCCAATCATGCTACCATTCTGGAACAAATAATGTGCCCACTGCTTCTCTTCGTTGACAGTTTTCTTAAACATGTCCATTACATAGGGTCGTTCTTCCTTTGCAATCTGTTCCATCTCAGGATCATCACCATTCTTCCAGTTTTTTAAGATATTCTGGGTGATCACTAGGTGCTGTGACTCATCGCGAGCAATCAAAGAAAGGATTTTTGCACTACCTTCCATGATTTTAAGTTCACCAAACCCAAAACTACATGCAAAACTGACATAGAAACGAATACCCTCAAGGATATTTACATTAGCAACTGCACGATATAGTGAACGTTTCAGTTCACGACGTTCAAGCTGCCCTGCATAGTGACCTTCCTTTGCAAGTTCCCACATGGTTCCATTGTCATACTGATGAGCCTGATTGATAAAAGTATCGTACCCTTCAGTGACTGATGATGCACGTTCCATTACCTTCTCATCATCCAAGATAGTATCAAACACATCACTAGGATCTGCATACACATTCTTAATGATGTATGTGTAAGAGCGACTATGGACCATCTCCATAAACTGCCACACATTCATGCATGCTTCTAACTCAGGGAGTGAACAATAAGGGATAAAAGCCATCCCAGGACCGCGCCCTTGTACGCTATCCAACATGATTTGGTATTTAAGGTTACTAGTGAAGATGTGCTTCTGCTCTGCCGATAGAGTTTGGTAATCTGCACGATCTTTTTGTAACGATACTTCTTCTGGTCTCCAAAAATAACCTAGTTGTTGCTGCGTTAGTTTATCAAACACAGGATACTTGTAGGAGTCATATCTCTGGACTCCCAATGGTTGACCAAAGAACATCGGTTGTTTCTTTGTGTCTACTTTGTTCTTGTTAAATACGGTCATGCCTTCTACTTCAAACTTTGCAGCTGTCACAGTCGTCTTCCTCGGTAGTAAGTATATCGTTGATCAATGTTTCAATCTCATCACCATCTTTTTTATTATCGTATGTGTTTTGATAGTAAGAAGTTTTCCATCCATACTTGTAAGTAGTGAGGAGATCTTTTGCCATCTCGGATACTGGAACTTCATTATTGGGATAGTTCAATGGATTATAACTCCAGTTGCCAGAGATTGCCTGGTCAAAGAACTTCTGCATTATAGCAACAATGTTAATGTAACCTCTGTTACTCGTCATCTCCCATAGAAGAGTGTAGTTATTTTTTAGTGTAGTGTATTGAGGAACGATCTGTTTTAGAGGTCCTTTTTTAGATTTTTTAACGGACAGGTAGTCACGCGGGGGCTCAATTCCGTTGGTTGCATTTGACACAACGGAACTGCTTTCTGAAGGCATTTGTGCCGACAGTGTTGAATGTCGTAATCCGAATTCCTTGATAGCAATCCGTAAAGTATCCCAATCATACTTGTACTCTGGTACTACAATTTCGTCAACATCTTCCTTGTAGGAATCAATTGGAAGAATGCCATCAGAATATTTAGTACGGTTAAAGTATTCACATGGACCCTTCTCTATAGCAATAGCATTAGATGCACGAAGAAGGAAGAATTGGAATGCTTCAGTCAACTCGTGGACGAGTTTCCATGCTTCGGGATCATCGTAATGCTCACCATTCTTAGCAAGGTAATGTGCGAGTCCAATGTAACCAATACCTAAAGAACGTCTGGCGAGTGTGCTACGTTGAGCAGCAAGTACAGGGTACTCTTGGTAATCAATTAGTTCCTCAAGACCACGGACAGCAAGGTCACATAGTTCTTCTAGGTCATCAATCTTTTTGATTTTACCTACGTTAATAGCAGACAAAATACACAAAGCAATCTCACCCTCACCATCAATATGATCTAGAGGATCTGTTGGTAGTGTAATCTCTTGACACAGGTTACTCATGTTAACCTTGTCTTTGAATGAGGAGTGTGTATTACAGTGGTCAATGTTCATCAGATAGAGACGACCAGTCTCTGCTCTCTCTTTTAGGATGTCAAGAATTAGTTCTTGAGCACCGATAGTCTTTCTTGGAATAGACTGATCTGATTCATAGTCCACATAGCAAGCGTCAAATGCATCAGTACCAAAAGCATCATAGAGACCTGGTACGTCATGCGGTGAGAA